ACACTCATGAACAGCAGCTCCAAAGTAAGAAACTTTAATTGAGTCTGGAGTTGTAGTTGTATCTAGTTTTACAGCAGCTACATTTTCAGCTGATAGTATATCAAAGTCACCATCAGCTTTTCTTAATTTTACATATCCCATAATTTCTAATCTTTAAAATGTTAATAATTAACTAGTAGACTTAAACAATACGAAGTTATTCGCAGCTTGAGTTACTAAACATCTTTCAGATAAGAAGTGTACTTCCATGGCATCTAACGCTGAAGTATAAGCACCACCTACAGAACCTGTAATCCAGTTTTTATATCTTCTATCGTCAGTTTCAGAAGCTCTATATCTTACGTGTAAGAATGGTCGTCTGATATTTGATCCTAACATTTGATCATAAACAGTTGTAGTACCAGCAGGAACTAAAACACCATCGATGTCTTGTGTTAAACCTCTAGTAGTAGCATCGTTTAAGTATTTCCAGTCAGTTTTGTAGAAGTCATAAGAACCTCTTCTAAAACCAGAGAAACCAAAGTTAAGTGCCATCTCAGCTTCGTTATCGAATAAACCGTAAGAAGCAGCTTGAGTAGAAGCATAACCTCCACCAGCTTGAGCAGCAATCATGTCATCAAAATCAAGAGCAGTAGCTCTGTTCAAGAATAACATGTTTTCTTCAATAGCACCTTGCTTATCTAATTGCTTAAGTATTTCGTCAAAATCACCTAATGCACCAGCTCCAGGAGCAGCAGCACCAGCAAAATTTTGCCATACATTACCTCTAGTTTCGATAGCTTCAAACATACCTTCAGTACCTATTGGAAATACACCATTACCAGTAGTACCAGTAAATTGAGTGTCAGTATAAGTACCAGCATAATCAGCTTGTTCTACACCAGAGCTAGCGTCAGTTTTTACACCTTCAACACACATCATTTCTAGGTAATCTTCAAAACGTAGTCTAGTTTCAGACTCAGCTTTTAAATACCATAAGTATCCTGATGTTCCATCTTCAGTTGAAACTTCAATCCAACCAATTTGAGCAGCATCAGAACCTGATACTTCAAATTTATCTTTAACGATAATAGGATTGTTTGAGAAAGTTTGAACTTGTGGCTCAATAGATCCAACCATTTGGTTAGTTCCTTTAGCAAATTCAGAACCATAAACAAATAGTTTTAATCCTGAAGCTCCTAAACCAGATGCTGTTAAATCAGCGTGCTCGTAAGGTAATGCTGTAATAACAAGACCATTAACATTAACAACTAAAGCTTTTACCGTAGTAAAACCATCAGCAATAACAATAGTTTGATTTAATCTTACTGCTTGGTTGCCTGTTATAGTTAAATCATTACCTGATCTAGTTACACCTTCATAAGCAATGTGTAACCTGTTTTGTTCAGACCAAATAACTTGATCAGATGTCATAGGCATTTCAGCGCCTACCATTCTAAGGAAAGCAGATAATGTTCTGTTTCCATATCTCTCTACCTCTTGCTCATAAAGCTCTGGTAGATATTGTTGTGTCCAAGTCGAAAAGCTTGAGTCATGAAAGTTGATATAGTTATCAACTACAGCTTGCTGTTTCGGCATTGGCACGATGGAAGCTGGGAAGCTTCCGCCTGTTGCAAATCCCATAATTTCTAAATTTTAGTTTTTATTTTTTTATTGTTTTAACTTTTAACTTAGAACTATCAACTCCTGAAACAGCTTTCACTTTCCATCCGTTTATAAATACATCACCAGGAGTTTCTGTCCTAGCGTCTTTACTTATATTTTTAGATTTAGCCATTATATCTTTAGTTGCATCGGCTTTGCCTTGCTCGTAAAAATGATTAGCTAAAGTGTCTGCGTTTCTAGCAGCATAAATAGCTTTATGATATGCACCTTGATCTTTAACACTACCATCTTCATTTAAGAACTTCTTAAAAAATGTTGTCAAGTCAGATTGTGCCTCGGCAACTTCATTAGTATTTTTAACACCATATCTAAATCTTTTTTCACCAACATTAAAATCAAAACCTTTGAAATCATTAGTAAAAAAATCTTTAGTTTTTGTTTTAAAAACCTCATGATTTTGCTTTGCTACTTCTTGTTCCTTGTTATATCTATTGAAAAAGTCCATTGCTTTTTGTTGTTCTTGAGTAACGCCCGGTCTCAACTTGATCTCGTCGTAATACTTCTTTTTCGTTTCCTCTAAAAAGTTTCTGGCTTCTGCAATTTCTTCTTTATAAGCGAGTTTCTTTTTTCTTACTTCTCGCTCTTCCGTTTCTTCAGGATCAAAATAAAATTTATCTTCTAATATAAATTCTATTTCTTCTCTATTAAGATGCGGTTTAGTCTGTTTATAATATTCTCTTAATAAAACGTCTTCTTCAACGTTTGAGTAATCTGCGTTTAATCTAACATAATCCTCTACAGTCCCACCAGTTTCTTTCATAAAATCAACTAGTTTTTCTATATTTTCAGGTAATTCTATTTGAGGATTTTCTTTTATCTCTTGCTCAACTTGCTCAACAACTTCTTCTGTAGTTTTTTCTACTGGTTGTTCCTCTGTTATTTCTTGTAGTACAGGAGTTTCTGTTTTCTGTTCTACTTCTTCGGCATCCCGTACTTCTTCAACCACTTCCGGGCTACTTGCCTCGTCTTTCTTTTCTTCGACAACAACATCGCTATTGCTTGTCTCTTGTGTTTGAACGGCATCTTCTTTTTCTTCTTTTTTTGTTAGATCTACTTTAACTGGTGCTTTATCTTTATTTAACTTACGAGGTCTACCTCTTTTCTTTTTTATTTTAAAGTCACCCTGTTCTAATGTACCATCGGCACTTTCTTTTATTTCTTCTGACATAATATAATATAATAATTAATAATTAAATAGGGCTAAATGGATTTGCTCCATAATAACCTTCTTGGTTTTCTTCAGCTTCTTTTGTTTTTTGCTCTATTGGGTTTGATTCAAAACTTGTAGGTAATAAATCATTTTCTTTTTGGTTTATTAATTGACTACGTTGAGTACCTTCTATACGCACTCTTTCGTCTTTTCTATCTTCAGTATTATTTACTCTTGCTTCAATAACTTTTTCTTTAGCTGTTTCTAACTGTAAATCAAACTGAAATTGTTTTTCCATTAACATAGCTTTTACTTGAGCTTCTTGTTGCATACGTTCTATATCTAATTGTACTTTAGCTTGCTCGAACTGTACTTTTTGCTCTGTAATTATTTGTTGCTTTTGAGTTTCAGCTAATGCAGTTTTCTCAGCTGTTTCAGCTTGTGCTTGGGCTTGAGCTTGTATTTGTTGCATTTTAAAAGCTTCTTCACGCTTTTGTTTTTGCTGTCTTCTTTGTTTAAGTAATTGATTTGCTAATGTTAAGTTTTTAACTTCTCTAATATCTATAGCATCTTCTAAATCTATACTTTGAGTTTTTAAAGCTATTTGTATATTTTCTTCTAACTTTGCTTTTTCTTCATCATCTGGCTCAAGACTTAAAAATATACCAAAGTCATACATTGTTTTATCAACTAAGTCTTCTAGTGTAGATACGTTAAATTTAGATATACTTTGTTGTAATGCTGATCTAGTTAAAGGATACATCAACGCGTCATTAATCCTTAATGAAATGTTTTCACAATTTTTAAGAGTTAAATATAAACTAGCTTGTAGTATATGTCTTGTAGCAGTATTACTATTTGCTGCTGCTATTTTTTGTAATCCAACTAAAGAGTTTTTATCTGGATTACTAGCATCACGAGCTTCATTTAATCCCGTCACATCTCTTATCATCTGTAAGTAATATTGATAAGACTGTATTAAGCTAGCTATTTTAGCATTACCACCTCCGCTTTGTAATTCTTGTATTGGTACTTTACCTAAGTTTTGATCACCATCTTGAGTTAACGATCTACCCACAATACTACCAGTTTGGAAATACATGTTTAATGCTTCTTGCGGATTATAATTAGTTCCATTACCTAAATCAACTTCTGCTAAACCATCTACATCTAGATACACACCATCAGGTACCATACGTGATAACACCTGTTGTAGTTTTAAATGTGTTAATTGTATCATATCTGCAAATCCAGTAATACGTTTTACTAATGAATCTATACGGCCTTTATACATTCTAGGCGCACAGATATTGTAATTCATATTTACTTTAGTGGTATCAGCCGTAGGTCTTGTCATGTTTTCTGCCATGTCCCACTTAAGTAGTTCTGGATAACCTAATATTTTTACTCCACTATATAAAACTTCTATTGATCTAAATGCTTTGGTAAAATTAATTTCTTCTGGTGGATTAAAAGCATCTGTTTTTTCTAATGCTTTTTCTAATCCTTGTGGAGTTTCTTTTATTTTAAATACTTGATTAGAAAATGTTTTGTATTCAAAATATAATAATTGTATTTTATCGTCCCAATATCTACCGTTCCAATCATTTCTATAATTAGAGTTACCAGGATATTTTTCTATTTGCTCTAATTCTGCAGGTGTTAAATGAGGAAATTGTTTTTTAAGTTCAGCCATACTAACACCTTTTACTTCACCAACATACCATATGTCTTCAAAGTTAGGGTCTTCTGTGTAAGAATAAACTAAGTTAGCAGGATCAACATATTCTACTGTAACGCCTTCTTGTAAATTAAAATTTGTTTTAGAGCAAGCGATACCTAATACAGTTAAATCGTAATTTAATCTACGTCTTATTAAATCATACTTGTTAAAATCTAAAGTATAATTTATAGCTTCTTCTTGAGCTAATTCTATATTCTGCTTATAATTCAATTGCATATAAACAGATACTTCATCAGGATTTTGAGGAGCTGATTCGCTACCTGATGTTGAAGAAATATCTATACCTAATTGTTTTTTAGCTTTTGCTATATATTCTTTTGCATAAATATCTTTCATTAAACCTTGCACATATCTACTTCTTTTAGCGCTTGACGTAGGATCTTGTGCATAAGCTTTTATATCATAGTTTCTTTGTGACATACCATTTACTACAATATCTACAAACTTAGATATAATAGGTACTGGTGTCCAGTCTAAATTAAGATATGATAAATCACCATTTATAGATAATTCATCTTTATATTTTTGTATTGATTGCTCACCTCTAGCATATAACCTTAATTGATGAAAGTTGTTGTAATTAGTAGCAAACCTATAACCTGCAACTCCTGCTCTAGCACCGCCAAACCATTCGCCTTCTATAGCTTGTCCTACTTTTAAACCATAATCATAAGATGCTTTTACTGCATCAGGTACTACCTGATCCGGAAATGAACTTCCATAACTAGTTTCTATCATTTATCTGTTTATTTTAGAAATAAAACCGTCATTATCATATGTTGAAAAGTTTAACTTAACAGGTTGTTTATTTCTCATTAAATTAGGTCTATATTTATTTTTATTGCAAGCCATAATAGCTAAACCAGAACTAATAGAAGCATCATGCTTTGTTCTGTTATTAATATTAAACTGTCCCCAGTCTTCTAATGTTTTTTGATGGTACATATCACCTATACCAGATAGTGTCATACCAACGTGTTCTTCTATGTAAGCTTCTATCGCAGCAGCGTGCGCTTGTTTAATATCTTCACTAGAGTTGGGTATACCACCTATTTCTTTTTCTGTATATGATAATTTATTCCAAACTTTATCTGGTCTATTCATACTAAATTTTCTATAACCTCTACGCCTTAAATAATATAATAATCTTGGTTTATTATTTTCAGCAAGTATTGGCATACCATAAAAATGCAAAGCCATTAACACATCTTCAAAAAACATTTCAGCTGTTTGTGGTCTAGCAATATACTCTAAGAAAAAATGATTTGGTGGAGCATTTTCCATAGAAAACTTAGTTAATCCATGAAGTGATCCATTAGAACCTTTGCCATCAACAGTCCCACTGATATCGTAACTGTCACATCCAAAAGCACCAATATGCTCGTTACCAGGGTATTTAATTCCATTTTTTGTAATTACATTATTTTGTACTTGACTGTCTGGTACCCAACTGACTCTAAATCTTCCATTTGCATCAGGTACAAACATTACTCTAGTATCTCTTATCCCACCTTCCCATATAAATTTACCTTGTGTAACATTAGCAGTATTATTTAATTCTTCGTTATAATCTATTTGCTCGTATATTTTTACTAAATTAAATAAACTATCTTTTGTTTCATCTCTAAACGCATGTTGCTCTGTACGTGGAAACTGACGGTAATATTCATTTAAACTGTCTTGATCATTTTTTAATCCTTCGACTTCGTTTTCCCAATGTTCAATAACTCCTGTTGTAATTTCACAACCATCGATTCCTTTGACTCCACTTTTTTCTCTAATGAATACAGGTAATCCATAAGTATCCATGAATCCTTCGTAGTTCCACTCCATAGGTATGAACAAGCTATAGAGTCCAGAAGCTGTTTGTCCGTTTCTATTTCTTTTTGTAACGTCGCTATTGTAGTAAAGTTTTTTGAAATTATTTCCACCTTTATCTAATGCGTTTGATGTTGAGCCCATCATACATTTACCTACAACTCTTGATCCTAGTCTTAATGTAGTTTTTGTAACTCGCCAATTGTTTAATATATTATCAGGTCTTTCCCACTTACCACTTTCATCATGAGCTAATAGTTTTAGTTTTTCTCCATCATAAGAGTTATCACCTGTGTTTTTCCAATCTATCGTGGTGTCCAACCCTTGTAACTCACGAAGCTGTTCATTGGTTTCAAGTTTCCTTCGTGTAAGCTTTGACGCTGGTACTCTATAGGCGAGTTCGGTTTTAGGACGATCCATTCCGTCTTGTATTGGTTTGAAGAAGAACGGATAATTAACACTAATGGGTACGACTTTGTCTGTGAACATTTTCTTAGCGTCTGCACCACTTTTAGATAAGATCCCAAATCTCGAGTCGGAACTAATCGTGGCCAAGTTGACAAGTTCTGCAGATGCCATGAACGAAAAACCACTCCTTCTATTTTTAAGATAACACATACCGTAACACCTGTTATCCGCCTTGCAGGCTTCCCAGAAGATGAAAAATAATCTGTTTGCTTCTCTATAGTCTGGCGCTCCGACATCGATCTTGGACCACTGCAAGTACATGTAATGAGTACCAGTAATATATACAGGGTTGCCATTATTGTAGAAATGAAAACCTTGTTCTCTACGCTTAAATTCTTCATCTATATAATCGTACCACTCTTCTTTAAAATCTATTGGATATTCTTCCCAATCAAATCTAGTTTTTATTCTTTGTAATTCTTTTGGGTATTCAAACTTCTTCCAATATTGCTCCGCTTTATTTTCGCTTCGTTTATATGGTTCATTTGTTTTTGGTAAAGCAATGCGTAAGTTTTGTATTTCAATGATCTGTCCAATTGTTCCATCTTTACTTATACATACAAAGTCATAATCTTCATTATAACCATATTCCCACTTCTTGTACCTATTATTTTTTTTAAGTATCTTAGGGTTTATTACATCTTTTACTTCTTTCCAAAGTGTTTGTTTGTAACTCACTTGCTCCTCCCTTCTGCAAACTTAAATACTCTTTCTTTCTTTTCTTCTTTTGGTTTGCCTTCTAAAATAGCTTCTTCTTCTTCTATACGTTGTAATATTTCAAAAGCATCCATTATACAAAGCTTTTTAGTTGCTGCAGCATTTTTTAGTCGATCCGCTGACACATCATCTTGAGTATGTGTAATGATTTTTTCTTCAGCTACTTTAATTAGCTCATCAACTGCTTTTCGCCCAGCTCGGATTATATTCTTCCTCGTTTCCTTCGTATTCATGAGTAACTGCTATATCATTTGATTTCATACAATAAAGTCTTTCACCATTTATAATAAACTCAAACTCTGAGTTAGGTGTAAAAACTACAAGCTTTCCAGGATGTAATCCTACGCGTTCTAAGGACTTATTGCTATATTTTAATATACCAAAATGTTCTCTTTCTTTAGATGCGTTAAAACCGTCTACTTGCTTAATAGGAGATACAAAGCAATAGTTTAAATGACATTTATTATTGTACATATATATTTGATCTAGTGTACAGAAATAAAGATCATCTTTAAAATATTTAGATGAATTTTTTTCTTCACCTTTCATATTGTACCATCTTCTAAATAAATTGTGATGAACATGTACAATATCTCCAGGCTTTATATCAGTATCAAAAGCTGTAGGTGTTTGCACAACCACAGCTTCTTTACTGACAAATTCATAGCTATCAATATTTGAGTTAACTATAAGTTCTTTACCATCTACATCTACAGTATTGTTATACCTATTTGTTTTAGGTTTAACAATAAATTCATATAAACTTCTCATTAATATTGAAGATCATATTCAACTGCTATTGCCATATTGCGATTAAATTTTTTCCAAGGTAATACTTCATTATTTTTCTTTATATAAATTAAATACTCACCATCAATCTTGTTACCAATTATATCACATATGGTATGACCACCGTAAACTTCTTGACCAACAGAATAATGCATAGCATCATTTTTATAGTCAGATCCAATACTAATTTTTCTTATAACATTAGACATTATACAGCGGCTACAGGAACTTCTTCTTCTTTATCTTCGATAGCTTTATAAGAACCATCACTTAAATCTACTTCAATAGCTCCATAAGTTTCTTCTAGCGTTGATTTAAAACTTTCTATCTCTTTATTCACTTCAGCTATATCATGAAGTAGTCCGTGCTTTTGACTCTCTAATAAACCTATGTTATGAACTAATTCGTTTAGCTTTTGCTGCTGATCTTTTATTGTTTTTAATTCTTCTTCTTTTATTTTCATTTAATTAAATTTAATTATTGTTTTTTATTCTTCAGGTCCTGGATCTGGTTCAGTCCAATCTGAAGTAGCTAATAACGCTAAAGCTTGTTCATGATCTAAAGTCATAAGTGGATCAACACGACCATTAGTTATAAAACTAGGAGTTACTTGATATGAAAGCATAGCTTGTGTATTAGCTATGTTTCTTCTCATAGTTTGTGAACTTGTCGTATTGATTTGACTAAAATCTATTAAAGCAGTCTGCGTATCTATATCTATCACTATATATGTTGTCATTTTTACTTATTTTTAAGGTGTATCTGTTGATCTACCTGAGTTAGCTGGATTAGTTACGCCGCTAGCGTAGTCAGCCATATTAATACTATATGCGTTTTTGTTACTATTGTACATATTACCTCCTAAATCTTCAATAGTTAAATTATTACCAGTTCCATTAGCATCTGAACCAGGTGCATTACCAACCATATCTTCTATATTATTTGTGTTAACACCTGTTCCATCCTGTCCATTTTCAAGTTCTCTAACAACCCAGTTAGTTCCATCGAAATAAGAGCTATGTTGATCCATTGGCCACCAAGCAACTATATTATTACTAAATGTAGATGGAGTTTGTAAATCTTGTGTAATACCGTTGTTGTAAATATTTAATATTTCATCTTCGTTTAACACTCTATTAAATATAGCAGCATTACTTATTTGACCGTCAAATTGACCTGCATTGTTATAACCACCAAGTTGAACAATTCTAGCGGTGTTATGCATAGCTACATAACCACCACCATTTAGATAACTGTATGGAGTATCTTCTACACCATTTACGTATATTTTTATTCCTTGATTAGCTGTATTTGCACCTGTACTACCGTCACCTCCTCTACCATCATAAGTTACTAAAGCATGAACCCACTCTCCAGTATTAACACTTGTATTTCCTTGTGCAGTTTGATAAACAGTATTTATATTATCATTAAGATTAACCCTAATTTTATTTGGGCCTACTATCCAGAAAATCCATTCATAACCTGACGTGCCTGATGTGCCCCATTTAGAAATAATACCTCTAGCAGTGCCAACGGTTGTTTTGATCCAAGCTGACATACTAAATGGTGAATCGTTAGTTCCATCTCCAAAGCTAAATATATTATTATCAGTAGAATTAATGTAATCATTAGTAGCTCCATCAAGATTAAAACTATAATTACTATACGGTTGTGTTCTACTAATATTACTAGTTACTAGGTTTGTAGTGTTCATACCTGAACTTTTACCGTTTAATGTAGAAACACTAAAATCTACAAGTTCACTACCATCCATGTAATAACCAGCTATAGCATTTTCTACGTTACCATTTATAAGGACAGGTCTTGAATTAACAGCTGCATCATAGTCATAAGGGCCTGTTGCATCATTGTTATTTGAACTAGAGTCAGTGATCGAAAGAGCAGTAGCTTTAGAACCTGTAGTTGCAAAAGTGGTATCTGTATTATCTAATTTATACCATATGCTAGGATTTAAAGATGATATATCACCAGGTGTTCCACCATTAAATATTGTATCTATTACGGAATCACTAGGTGTAACATTTTCAAATAAAGCCCAGTTACTCCATTGTGTACCTACCCCATTATTTGTAGCGCTAGTATTTCTATTCATACCTATTATTTCGGTAAAAGCGTCCCAAGTAGTTGATCCTACAATAGTTGGTTTACCTAGTTCAACGCCGTCTAGCCATAAGTTAATATCATTTGCATCGTAGGTTGGCGATCCATTTGGTATGTATATAATTAAATTATGCCAATTATAATCTGATATATTAACGCTTGGTCTATAAAAATAGTTACTTGCATTTGGACTAAAAAAGTATATGTAACCATTACCCTGCATCCTAGCATGACCAGCGTTAGTATTTCCACTTCCATCATTGTTAAACGTCCAAGTAAAAACATTGTCACCAGTTGTTTTATACCAAAAACTAAGTAGCAAACTTCCACTTATACTTTTGTTAGTTACTTCCCAGCCTTCATAATCTCCATCTTGTGCAGATCCACTAAATCCAAATGACTCTGTTGGAGGTGTAGTTGTTATTGCAGAATTTTTACTACTCCACTTGTTTACAAGAAGATTATTCCAATAATTGTAATTTGTCCAAGTGCTATCTTGATTTAACTTGTACCAAGCTAAAAGATTTGTTTGAGCTGGTTGAGTACCTTGTAGTGGTTTTCCATTATTATAAAGTGTTTCAATTTGACTAGATGATAAATTAGTATTCCATATTTGAGCATTACTAATTCTACCATTTAGTGGAGAATGTCTAGTAGGATATACTCCAGCTCCTAAATTTATTCTATTACCACCATTATGAGCAATATTAGTATTAAAGTTGCTCCACCATCTATAAGACCCTGCAGCTATATAAGTACTTATTTCTTCTCCATTTATATACATTTTTATATTAGCGCCATCTCCAACAGCTACTACGTGATACCACTTGCCTACTTCAAATGGAGTAGTAGTTACACTATCCCACGACATTTGAACGCTCCAACTTCTCATTTGCATTTGCAAAGCGTTGTTGTTTCTAATTTGTAAAACCAAAAATTCTCTAGAAGCAAAACCAGCAACGTCCATAAAAACTTGAGTACCAGCCACAGAATTTAAATTAATCCAACAAGAATAAGTACCAACGTTGGTTGTCATACCTCTTGGCCCACTATTTGTGGTAAAATAATCAGCTGGGGAATTAGCACTGTCAAGAGAAAAGCTTTTAGTATAAGGACTAGCGCTATCTGATATAGTCCATTTTGATTGACCAAATAAGTCCCAATTTGCTGATTGATTTAGTTTATACCAAGCCTGAAGATTTGCTTCTTGCGGTTGTGTACCTGTCATTAATGGTTGACCGTTATTGTATAAAGTATTAATATCAGAAGATGAAAGTTCTGTATTCCAAATTTGAATATTACTTAAATCTCCAAAAAGTCCATAAGTTACGTTAGTGCCTGAAGAACCTATAAAAATTTCATTAGTAAGCCCATCTATTGTTGTACCTGTTGCAGTTGTAGGCGTTGCAGCATTAACATATAATTTTAAGCCATTTGTAGTATCAAATGTTGCAACTATATGATACCATTGTCCATTATTTAAAGAGGATGTTTCTACAAATTGATTAGCTCCATCCCATTGTTCTACCCAAAATCTTATACCTGAGCTATTTAAAATAATACCAAATCCAGTATTCCAAGTGGCATAAGCAGTAGGAGCTCCTATAATAGTATCATAAATACCATTTGTAGAAATATTAACCCAAAGAGATATACTAAAAGAAGTAGTTATACTTAAATCACTTAATGTAGTTCCTGTAGATATAAGATCACTTCCATTAAAATTAAAAACACTGTCTGCTCCAACTGAAATGTTAGGATAACCAGCGATTGCATTTGGATTTGAGTTGTCGCCTAGTGGATAATATGCTATAGGTTTTCCACCTGTTATAGCCATTGGATTGTTTAAACCATTTAAATAGCTTATTTGATCTACTGTTCCGTTAGTACCATCTGTAAGTGTGTAATCAAAAATTGCTAATTGTGACATTGATCCAAAAAAATGATCAAACCATTGTGTTTTTGTGTGTTTTAAACCAATACTTAACGTATCTGCTGTAGCAACAGGTTGAACATTACCCGCGAGCGTGTTAGTTACTTGAGTACCATTTTGATAAACTTTACATCTATCAATTGCTGCAGGTTCATTGCTATTATAAGCAATTATAAAATTATTCCAGTCTGTAGTTGGGTCAGAAATATTAGCACGAAAAGCAATACTTCCTACCTCAACATCAAGTCTATATACGTTAGGAGAAGTTGATGTTCTAAATATTACAACATTTATAGTAGAACTATTAACACCTGAAGTAGTAAGATTTAAAATATTACCTTGAAAAGTAGTGCCACTTCCTACTGCAGGCACAGCGCTCGCTTTAAGCCATACGCTTATTGAAAAATTAGACTTACCAGATAAACTAGTGAAATCATCAACTTGTATATGAGTTCCATTGGTTTGGCCATTAAACTCTAAACTATAATTACTTAACTTATCTTTGTTAGCGTTTTCTGGCATTCGCCATATCGGTGCAATATAATTTGTTCCCATAATTAATCTCCCATTCTATACCAAGCGACTGGCGCTCCTGTTGATAATGTGCTAAGGTCAGCTGTTTCACCGTTTGCAGTAGCTGCATATATAGCTTTTATAGCATCTTCACTTAATTCATAATTATAAAAAGCTAGTTCATCTACAAAACCACCTAACTGTCTACCAGCGTTTGAGTCATCTTGACCAACGAGAAGATATTCAAAATCTTCCCAAGTAAAAGTAGGACTAACAATAGAAGTGTTACCTGCCACAGCGTTGTTTTGATAACTTTTAATTACACTACCATCATAAGTAAAAACTATAAACTGCCATACTCCAGCTGTTGCTGTAATACCAGACGTCAAAGATCTTGTACCTAAACCATCTGTGCCTTGAAATAGTATTCTCCAACTATTGTTAGCTTGATAATAAAGTAAAAATCTAGGCACTTGACTACCCCAACGAGCTACGATAGGTCCATCAACATTTGTAGCATCAAGTTTAACCCAAGCAGATATTGAAAAACTTGTAGCACCTACCATTAACGCACTAGGATATATTTTAAAATGACTAACACTTGCTCTATCAAATTCAAAAGAGTAGTTATTTATTATTCCTTTAACACTAACACCTCCAGGTCTTCCAGGTCTAGAAACTCCAGGTAAATTAGCTAGATCGGGGATAGGCATCCCCATACCAATAAACATATCTTAATATAATGCTAATATTTCTGCTGCCGTTGTACCAGTAGAGTGAACTCTAGTAACTAATATAGGTAAAAATGATCCTGCTGTTACACCTTTAAATGTAGCTACATTTCCACTTTCCATAGTTACTTTAACATCAGCTCCAGCAGATATATCTCCAATATATAAACAACATCCTCTTTCAGATGTATTAGGTATATCAACAGTGTCGCTTTTAGTAACTAATACAGCGTCATGAGCAAATACCCTAGGTTGAGCCTGCATGTTGCCTTCTAATCCTCTTATTGCCATTTGTTATTTTTTATTTATAAATACTTTTTCAGCGCCTCTACTTCCAAAGTACGCTACGTATACTGTGATTAATAATGTTTTAAGTAATTCAACCCAAGCTGTATCTACATCAAATACCATATGAAATGAATCTATTATAATTAATATAGTAGATGCTAATGTTAGATATATTAAAGTTAATGGTCGAGTGTTTTTTGATAACCAAGAATCAGATGTCATATCACTTTTCCACCTTTCAGATACATCTTTCATTTCTTGAATATCTTGCTCTAATAATTTTAAAGCAGTTTCTTTATCTTGTGGTTCAATATCACTATCACTTGATATAAGATTTTTTACTATACCAAGACCTCCTTGATCAGGTAGAAATTCACCTAACTGTGAAACAAGTTTAGGAGCTTTCTCAGTTAAAAAAGCTCCTACCTTAGTTTCTTTAAATTTCTTTTTTTTACTCATAAAAATCTAGGGTTTTTAGATCTTTGTTGAAATGTTTCTTGCGTAATTTTTTCTTTACTTTGCTCTGGAACCTCGCTAGTTGTGTACGTTATTTTAGTTGTAGGTTTATCTGTTGGATTAAAAATATTTTCAACCTTATCAACAATAGTATCTATTAGTCTAGGTTTTCTAGGATCTCTACCTTTTGGTTTACATCCACGTCTATTAGATCCCCAAGTAGGACAACCTCTAACTTTACGTGGTTTAGTCAACCCTCCGGCTGTACTAGTTTTTTTCCAATCAAAACCACCACCTGGTCCGTCTTCTATTTTACTAGCTTCGAAAGCCTCATCTAATTTAGCTGGAGAAAATATATTTGTGTTTTTTTGAAAATTAAAATAACTCATATTAAAATTTTGCGTCTGGAGTTTGTCTTGTGTTTATTTTTTTATTTTTCTTTTCTTGTCTATCTTCTTTTCTTTTGTACTTCTTAGCTTTTCTTTTAGTAGTTATAACTATACTACCATCTTTTCTTTGATACTGGACTAACTCACCTTTTTTTTGAGGTCCTTCAAATTGGCTTAAAATTTTGTTGTGTTTTGGTGTTGGAGTTATTCTAGCTGTATCTGAAGTTGGAACTGTAGACTGTTGTATTTTTTTTAGTTTTTTTGCATAAGTTTCAGGATCATCAGTAATTTTAGGATGACCATTCTTTCTAGGTCTTTGATCGTCTACAGTCAGTGGTCTATTAAATTTAGACTCAGGAGTAGGTCCATAAAGTATTTCATTATCTTTAACTGGATCACCGGTTAAACCTTGCATTAACTTTCTTTTCTTTACACCTCTTACATCACCTTTGCCAGACACACTGTGTTGAACTTGTCTATAAGCTTGTTGTGATTTAGGTCCAATAAACTTTCGCATAAAAGCTTTTAACTTATCTCCTGGTCCTGTCATAATTTATTTTTTACAAATTTCACACTTAGGTTTAAGTGATAATAAAAATTCTCTAGCTGCAAAACCAAAAGCAATGCCTGAGTAAAACGGGTGTGATTCTGCTATTAATGCTACACCTATCATAGCTATAGCCAAAGACTTAAACCATGATGAATTAACTACTTTTATAACTTGTTCCATATACATTATTTATTCATGTTTTTTTCTATAGCTTCTTGACGATTAGCCTCGTAACTACTTAGCTCTCCATCTTTGTCTAAATCACCTAATAATTTAGCAGAACTATAGTCCATTGTTGGTTTTCCTTTTTTGTATAAAGGATGTGCTTTAGAAGACATTTCCGCTGGTGATCCATATAAGCGAGGACCATGAGCATCTCTTAATTCTTCACTTCTTCTTTGACCATATGTTAATTTGCCTTGTTCTTTAGCTAAATCGTTTTTTTCTTCAGCTATTTTTATATCTATATCAGGATTTGGAATTGGTTTTATTTTTACCTTTTCTGAAGGTAATATTTTATATTCAAAACCAGTGGGATTATTTTTTTTAGCCATTATACTTTCTTTTTATTTTTTGTTGAATTTTTTTATCGTTGGCCTCTTTCTCGTGACCTAAGTATGGTGCACCATCTACCTTATTACTTCTTTTTGTAACTATAGTTTTTTTACTTCCTTTTGGTTTATAGTACATGTTATAATTATCATAAGCAAATCTACCAGTATCATTACTTTCAGGATTCATTTGATCTCTATGTACCATCTCATGATCTATAACTTCTTGTAATTGCGCAGGATCAGTTACATCTTTATGTATTCTAATAGTACCATTTTTATTAGCAACGCCTAAAACTCCATCTGTATCTAACGTCCTATATATAGGTGTAGTATTTAAAGGATAAAAAGGTTTTATTTTAAAAGCCATTACTTCTTTTTAGAGCATCCAAAGTTGTTAGCATAGTTAGCCATTTTGAATACTGCAGGCTTATAAGTTCTTTTATTAGGTTTTATACCTTTTTTCTCCTCTTTTTTATTTTTATTTACAATAACACTAGCAGCTTTACAAGTTGTTTTACCACTCATATTTTTTTCTACCCATCTAGTAAATTTACCTTGATTTTTTTCTTTTATTTCTGGAAATTCTTTTTTCTGAGCAGCAGAAGCCTTTTCAGCTTGATGTTCTTTTAGTTTAGCGTGAGCTTCATCCAGTTTCTTTTCTTTTCTTTTTTCTTTCTCAGAACCGTATTCTGCTTTTAAGTAACGTTTACCTTTTCTTTTATATCTTCTTTTTAATCGATCTTCTTTTGACATAACTTATTTTTTATTCATATTATAAGGGAAATTTTTATTAAACCATTCTTTACGATGGTCACAACCGCAGCCACCTGGTATTTTATCAGCTAATTTTTTTATACCTGTAGCTTGAGTAAATCTTTCAATGGTATCACCTAAACCTCTATCTTTCATAAGTTACAATATTCTTCTGTTGCATTAAAACTTGGACATGCTTTATTAGCAAAGTCATTATGTGAGTGTATTGCAGCATTAGGATACATTGCTTTTAAAGTTCTAAGCACAGCAACTAATGCTTCTTTTTGACATTCAAGTCTAGTATCTTTCGGAGTCTTACCATCTGCCTCAACGCCTCCGCAATAGCATATCCCTATCGAATTACGATTGTGCC